GAACTCTAACAACATCAGAGAATGATTCAGTTGAACGTACCACTTCAGTCTTTGCGATGTGAGACGCTGTAGCCGCAGCAGAAATATGTCCTGCCATAATAATATTCTCAGAAGCGTCTGTAGCGACACCTGATAATGTTACTTGGTCAGTACCTGCTGTACTATTTAATGCAGTAGACTTGTAGCAACTAAAGCCTGCAAGTGTACCCGGAGTTGCAAGTCCGTTTCTTAGGTTTGAAGAAGCATCGCCAGTTACCTGTACTTCTGCTATCTTGTTACCTGCTTGAAACATCTTCTCGTAGAAGATCGGAGGAGCAACAAACCATCTGTTCTCTTCTGGCACAGACTGATCATCAAGCACTCTAGCCATTAATAGCATGAGGTTGATACCTGCATCATCTGTCTCCACGTTGATTGGAGCAGACGCTGTACCTAAAGCTGAATTAGTAGTTGTTAATCCACCTGATAAACTTGCATCGTCAGCACCTGCAATACCTGCACCGTCTGACAAAGTTTGTAGTACGTTTGCATCGTATTTTCTCTTCAAAGAAAAAGCACCTGAAGAAGTTGCTAATGCTTCAAAGTTAACATGCGAATGTCTTTCCTCGATGTCATCGATTTTAAATGCAAATGCGTTAGCTTGGTCAACGGTCAATGTAATTTGATCGTCAGCCAAGTTTTGAGTATTTACCACAGAACCTCTTGTGTAACTGGATACAGTTATTGTTGGTTCTTTGATAATATTCACAGTGTCGCCAAAGTTTTCAATCTCTCCTGTGTAATCAGTATTCGTAATATCTTCTGCAACCGAAGCACGTCTGAAGAACTTGAGAACTTTTTGGCTAAATATCTGAGGAGCGAAATTACCAGAAGGTAAATTTCCGTATCCTGCAGCAGTTCCGAAAGCCATTTTCTCTCTCCCTATTTTTGAGGTTTTAGCTGTTCATATTAATTCGCCCTTCTTGCCGTGCTAGATCAATCTCGGCTTCCACCTTCTCGAACTCCCACGGTTTAAGTCTGGCGATGTCAGAACCTTTCCAAATCTTTTTAGTTGAATCTTTTGTTGCAACGTCTTTAGGCTGTTGCCTTATCACAGATGCTGCGGCATCAGATTCTTTAGACTTAGTAGGTTTCTTGTTAGAGATTCCCATCTCTGCTTTGTAAAGAGACACGACCTTACCTGCCCATTTTGCGTCAGTATTGTTTTTATAAATACCGTCACTTAATTGTGTAGGCTGTTCGTCAAGCCACCCTAAAAACTTTTCATTTGTTTTAAGATCATCAAAATCAGGATGTAGTCTAAGAAGTTCTTCAAAAGCTTTTTCTTTTTCTAAACTTTTCTCTCGCTGTTTAACTGATTCCAAGTCTTGTCTTAGTTTTGCAATCTTAGCTTCAGATTGTACACCTGCCACTGTTTCAACAACTTGAAATACATCAGGGTACTTTTCTTTGAACTCTTCAAGTTCTTCAAGTGTTTTAGGTGGTGTTGCACCTCTAGGTAACTCTTGAGTGTGTTGCTTGAATGTATCAAGCTCTCCCATGAGTTGTTCACGCTCACTTTTAAACTCGTTGAGTTTTGTGTCATAATGTTTTTTTAAGTCATCATAACGCTTTTTGTAATCGTGATCCTCTTGTTGCTTCGCTTCTGCAAAACTATTTTCAGAAGGTTTTGGTTTCTCTTGAGTAGCCACTTGTGTGGGGTCTTGAGTTTCTTCTGTTTTTTCTTCTTCATCTTTGTAAACATCTTCACGATATTTGCCACGATAAAGATTTTCGTTATTTGTTACTCCAAATGAATCGTTTGGTTTGTTGGCTCTTACGCCCTTTACTTGTGTTGCCATAGTTTTATACCTCATTAATGCAGTGCCACTGGCTGTGGGTAGCTGCTTCGGTTTGTCAGGGCCACTTATGTGGGTAGCTGACTAATTCTTATTGACTACGATAGTCATAAATAAATCCCTCTTTGCCACTAAGAGTTGCATCGCCCATTTCTTTAGGAGCAAACCCTGAAAGTATGCTAAGACCGGGAATAGCTTTTGTAACAAACGGTGTTCCCTTTGCTACAATATTATTTGCTAAATTGCGAACTACAAGTTTAGCAAAAAGTTTTGGATTGTTTTTATAACTTTCAATTTTTCTAATTGTAGCTTCATCTTTTTTTTCTGGAAAAACAGACATATGTAAAGTATTTACAAATCTTTGTGGGTCAATTTTTTCTTCTTTTACGAGTTTAGCAAACTGTTTTATTTCTTTTACGTGTTTAAATAATTGTTGTCTTTGTTCTTTTGTTAATCCCAATGATCCTCTTTTTTTAGGATCTTGTGGATTAAACAAGTCACTTCTCATCTCACCTAAATCTCTAGCAATCTCTGCTCTTTTTGAGCCTTTTAAATATTCATCAAGACTAACAGTTAAAGTTTTTTGAAGTTGTCCATACATTCTAGCATAAGCTTTGTTTGAAGAAAACCATGCACCTCGTAATCTTGCATTTTTCATATACTTTTTGTCAAATTCAGTATATTGTTCTGGAAACTTATCACCTCTATACAGAGTAATTTTTTTATTAGCAGTATCTTTATTTATAAAACCACCTTCGTTAGCTTGTCTAGCTTGTGGCTTTTCTTGATCACCTTGTTTTTGTCGTCTTGCAACTTCTTTTTTACCACGATTGTTTATTTTCTCTAAACGATCGTATCCTATGATCTTTGCTATTTGGGGAGGAACTACGACCTCACCTCGTGAAATCATTATATTAATTTGTTCCTTACTTGGTATTGTAGTCCTTTGTCCAGATTTGTCAATAGCTTGTCCTGCTTTTTCGTACGCTTTTGTTAACATTTCGCTAATATCATCTGATCCTGCGTATTCTACAGCAGGAGCATTTATAACAAAAGTACCATCTTTGACCTCTAGAGGTATGTCATCTGCGATGGTTGTTTGATCGCTGTAGTTTTCAGGAGGCCCACCAATAAATCCTGCAGGACCACCTTCTTGCATACCTTCACCAATCTGTCCACCAAATGCAGTATATCCTCCAGTAGCATCTCCTCCAACGCCACCTCCCGGACCACTATCTGAACCACTTCCTGCAGCCCCACTGCCACTACCACTACCACCATCATTACTGTTATCACCCGGACTTTCAACACTTACTGTGCCAAAACTTCCACTCGTTATACCTTGAGTAGCTTGACTAATACCTTGAACATCTGTTAAACCTTGTGCAGATATGCCGCCAAATTCATTTACGCCTATTCCCTGACTTAAAGCATTTTCAATATCTTGTTGAGCAGTGACATCGGTCTCAAGACCCATGCTATATGATCCACCTGTTGTTTCATTGTCTCTGAATTGCTTTCTACTTAAATAATCTAAAGTAAGTTTACTGTTTTTAGGCTTACCAAAAAAAGTAAGATTTTTACGTACTTTATTATTTAAAATATCTAGAAATTGGTTAAGTGGAATACCATATTTTGTTGCAGCTTTTTGAGCTTGTGCCATAGTTCCAGTTCTTGACGCACCATTTATACTGTGATGAAATCCACTGTTGTCATACCCTCCTACTGTCTGACCTCCGATGGTGTCAGTTCCCATAGCTAGAACTTCTCCTCTTTCTGTAATATTGTTATATCCGTTAGTAGTAAAACCTTTAGATAAAGCTTCTAACGCACTTTTTTGTTGTACTGAAAGATCTGAAGTTCCAGTCCATGTTTTACCCAAAGGGGCCCTACTTATTAATTGACCGTTTGTAGGATCATATCCCATAAAACCTATAGGACCTCTCTCTGCATATGGAACATCAAGATTTGCGTTTATAGCTGCATTTATAGCTGAAGCATTACTAAATTGTATTGACATGTTTAAATCGTGAGCCAATCCAAAAACAGGATGGCTAGGTCTAAAGCTAGGATTCCCTAAAGGATCATTAACAGTAACTCCGTTTACAAAACCCATCACACCTGACGTTAAAGGTGCAGGCATACCTATCATTCTTCCTGCAAATTTAACTGCACTTTGAGTTAATTTTTCTTTTGAAAATTGTTTTGCTAATCCCTTTTTTGCTTCATCTTTTGTTGTTGGAACAGAAGCTGTGTATATGTCTAGACCAAAAGCACTAAATGGATTTTTATCTCCTAAACCTGCTTGTGATAAAGATTGTCCATAAGTTCCAACATTAACAGATCCTAAAGTGTTTGCCGTACCTCCTATTCCAATTTGTTCTCCTGCTCCTAACCCTAATTCTCCTGTGTCTTGCACATCGTAACTAGAAGCAGATATAGAAGCAGGTTCATCGTCTCCACCCACTACATTTACGTCAATGTCCTCTTTTTTATCTTCTTCTTCTTTTTTTTCATCATCTTTAAATCTAAGTTCTATGCCAGTGCCTAAAGTATCGTCTAAGCTCTGTTCATAAAAATCAACATTTTCTTTAGCGTATTCTTCACGTGTCAACGTACCAGTACGTTTTCGTCTCTCTGGCAAAGGCTCAAAGAAAGAAAGACCGAAGTCTACACCAAAATCAAAAATGTCAGCCATTTTTATTTATTCTTTCGTGATTATTCTTCAACTCTAGGAGCATTTCCAGTAAAGCCAGTTTCCCCTGCAGTTGGCGTAGCTCCGACTCCGATTGTGCCGTTACCAGACCCTTGACTGTCAGTTCCTTCAGGTTGTTGAGGTACTCCACTAGGTTGACCCATTCCTTGCTGTTGATTAGTGGCGACAGCATCCTCGCCTGCTCCTTGTTGTACATTAGCCATCATTCCTTTTAACATTTCAGCGTATAGTTGTGCTTCGTTGGCATCGTTGACTAACGTATCAGGATCAATATCCTGTGCTATTGCAAGCTCTCTTATCAAGTTAGGTATCTTAATAAAAGGTGCAAGCATTGGGTTAGATACGGTTTGAAGCAAAGCAGTTAATCTTTGTGTACGTACTTCTTTTTGCATAACTGCTGCAACCCCACGAGGTTTTATTTCTAGATCCCCTTTTATCTCCCCCAAATCATCATTAAACTGCATGTTCCATTGAAACAAAGATTCACCCAGTGGCTTCAGTAAATGATCATCTATATTCTTTATAACTGTTTTCATTGCTAGTCCTGCTGAACCCATCAACATAGATAGTCCTGCAGCAGTTCTCCCAGTTCCTGTTACACCTGTTTGTCCGTGCAATATGGATGGTATACCTGTATCTTCATCAGCGAGTTGTCGTGATATCTGATACATCTGTATGTTCTCTGGTGCAGTGTTTGGAAACTTTAATCCATTGATTGCTGTGCCTGTTACACCTGACTGCCGTCTAAATATCTTACCGGGGAATATATCCATGTTTTGACCGGGAACTAAGCTTGCTTCGTCTACATCAAATACAAGATTACCTGCAAGTGCTAAGTTATCAATAGCCATACGGTAATGACCATTCATTAATTTTTGTGAGTATTCCATATTCTCTGCAACACCGACACCCCATATTTGATAAGGGTCTATCTCAAATGGAAAAGCTTGGAAAGGTAATCGTGCAGGTGTAAATGGATTTGCGACACATCGAATGACCATACCACCACATACCCATACATTGACTTGCAACTGATCAAACTCTGACATATCATTGGCATTTTCCATACCAACTTCATCTGCAAGTTTTTTATCTATGACACCCCAGTACTCAAGAACTTCGTATCTGTTTTCTTGATAGTAAGGTTCAGTATCATCTTCACGGATAGTATCTTCGTAGTATTTATCTTCGTAGTTAGGACCTTTAGCAAGACACTCTTCAATAGCTGACGCATCAAAGTATGGTCGTTTGATTAGACCACGAAGTTGTTGACGGTTCATACGATGTCTTTGTATTACGTACTCACAATCTTCAATACTTGTTGCAGACGGATCAGGATGAAAATCCCACAGAGATACATATTCAATTCGTGGCATTACCTTTTCATACGGACTATATTCTTTTTGCCCAGTATCAGGATTCATCTGCCAGTTATGAACACGCTTGTAAAAGTTTAACGGACCTTTGACTATGCCTGTTCCAAGTAGTGCTGATTCAAATACAGCTTTACGAAATACGTTGACTGCGTTACTGTCCATAAGCTGATCATGAATACACTTTTCCATATTCATAGCCATCTTCTGTGCAGGTTTAACTTGTGGCTCACCCATCTTCGCAGGTCCTGATGCCAACATGTCAGGAAAATCGTTACCGTATGTTCCTAGCTTGTGTGGCTCACGAGCCGACATAGCTCCGGGGGGTAGCTCTCTGCCATCTCCCTCAAAACCAAATGGATCAACTGGCTGTTCAGCTTCATCTAATGGAGTTTTCATGTGAGCAAACTCCTCGATGCCTTCAGGCATAGGAGTAGGTTCTACAACAAGTGGAAACTTTTTATTGCTAAATAGTATATCCACTATCTGTCCATACGCAGCAAGAACTTTAGTTTTGGTTATCTTAATAAATACTTTTGATCTTTCGGAGTCACGATATTGAGTTGTAGAATCGTAGATACCTTTAAAGTTTTTATAAGACTGTAACCATTTTAGTTCGTGAGAACGTCTGCCATTCTCTGCATCTTCAAACTTAGATTTAACGTACCCTGCCAATCCGGGCATTTGATCTTTTGGATTTTCAATAGATACAGGGGTATCGTCATCAGGTTGAAGAAAACTTTCATCAGCCATAATTTATCCTTGATTAGAAGTAGTTTTTGTCGTCAGCCATAGCAAATAAAGAAGCTTCAACAGTAGGTTTTGTTTGCTTCTTTGGCATGTCAACTTGCAACGCATCTTGATTTACTTCCATAGTAAACTCAAGACCTTCTCTATATAAGCTATTAGATCCTTGAGCATCATCAACTGATACTTTGTCTGATCCCATTATATAGGCTGCACCTTGATTAAGATTGTCTGCCATTTTTTTCTCCTTTTAGCGTGGTTGTGCAAACCCACGTAATTGTGAACTTGCTTTTGTTCTAGATTGTTCTAGAAATCTTTTTCTGTATGCTTCATCACTCAATGGATCGTCAGCATCTCGTCTTGGTAGCTCGGATGGATCGTACATTGCTGTCGCTCCTCGCAGTCGTGGATCATCTCTAAATATTTGTTTTTCCTGAGATGTATCCATTTGATC